GTTGCTGTTTTATCAGACCCAAAATCTAAAACTGCTACAGCAGGATCTCCTGATGCAGTATCATTATAAATTAAAGCTCCTCTTGCAGTTAAAGTTACACCAGTGTAAGATCTATCAGCAAAATCGACTATTGCTGTATCAGTAGCAACTGATGTTCCCCCATTAACTAAAGCTTTACCACTAGCAACATACTGACCAGTAGCCGATATCTCACCATCTGTTGTATAACTAGTGGTTGACTTACCAAGAACAGCAGAATTGGTGTATAAAGATAATTTAAAAGTGTTTCCCCCGGTTTGTTTGAAGTTATGTGTTCCTTCAAGCAATTCTTTTTTGAACGAATTTGTTAATACACTTGTTGTTATAGCCATATTATTACTCCATAAAATTAAGGCGAAGGTGACTGTATGGGTATTCTTGGAACACCCTCCTCATACTGTCCTCTTCTACGTTGTCCCATTTGCTGTAAAGCAAATGATTGAACATCTTCATTATACTTATCAAAATACACTTTGTATAGTTCAGCTGGTCCTTTTAAATACCTGAAACATTCAGTTAAAACACCATTAAGTAACATAGCTTCTTGATAAGTCGATAAATAAGTATTATTAGCTGAATCAAAATGTGGTGGGTCTATTATATAATTAATTTGTACTGTGTATTCAGCATTAGGTACAGGAGCTATTACTATCGTAAGGTCGTCCCAATTAGCGTAATATTTAGGAACTCCTGTTGCATCTGATGAATTATATTCTGATATAAAACTTGTATCTCTTTTTTCTAAAAAAGTTCGCACTCCAGAATTAGTTATCTGCACAGACCTTAGATAAATTAAATCAGAGGGCATTGTAAGATATCTCTGTGAAGTAATCGTATTAGATGTTGAGTATTTTCTTAAATCGTCATAATCGACTTTACCTGCAATATCAACCTCAACATGTCTTATAAACTCATCTAAAAGATTATCCGTTAAAACATTTGAATCAACCTCTGTGTAATTACGTACTTGTGTTAAAAAATTTGAATGAGTTATTGACATAGATTATCCTGATATATTTATTGTACCACCCATACCTGAATGATTTGAACAATAATAATATAAAGTATCTGGTGCATCACCTGCTACAGTTATTTGAGTATAAGCACCTGACGTGCCTGGCACTCCACTTGTAGTTACCCCTGTTGTGTATGGTGAACCTCCAGCGTGTGTTCCGTTACTTATAGTCGAAAGCCTTAATGGATGGTTGTCATTTGTGCCTGCTGACTGATCAAATTTATAAGTTTGACCCCTAGTGAAAGATAAAGTTGCTTGTTGAACACCATCTATAAAATAGTAGTTGCTGCCACTTACATTCGCAACAGTTGTGGTCAGTGTTGTTAAAGTATCTGTGCTTACAATACTAACAGTCCCTAATGACATTATTGCACTATAGCTTGTAAGTTCTGTGCCTAAAATGCCTTGACCATCAGTAGGTCTCATACCAGGGTTTGTAAGCAAACCATTAGTTATATATAAAACAAAATCACCTGTATTATCAGGAGTTCTTGGTCTAGCGTTTGCTAATGCTATTGCATCAGCTTTAATATGTTTTCTTCTTATCTGAGGATGTTTTGCTTCAAATTCAGATTTATGAACAAAAGAACCATTCCATTCTTTGACCATTTCATTGTATGGAAAAGCTATGCCAGAGCGGTCTGAAATTGCCTGAGCATATTTACCTCGTGCATAACCCATTATTTAACTCCACCAAATTTGAAACCTCTAACAGCCTTACCTTTACCTTTTATCTCCCCACCTTCTTTAACTTGCATAGGTGATCCTGCAAGTGAAGCATAAGGATTTGTGAAAGACGTAGTGGGCGAAGCTGCTTGTGGAGAGTTTTGATTCATTCCCAGTTTTGAGTATATACTTGTGCCTGTAGACCTTGTGGGTTCGTTTCCATATATATTTCTAAATTTATGTCGTGTTTGTAGTCTACCTAATTCTGAAAAAGCTTTATCGTATTCTGGGTCTCCCGCTTTAGCTTGTCTCGTAAATTTTTCTGTAATTTGCTTACTACCTACCCGTCTGTATGTAGGATTCATATTTGTTTGACCCGTTTGTGTGGGTTGAAATGGTACCTGATAAAATTGTCGTCCGTATTGTCCCGTTGTTAATTGAGCTCCTTTAGGTAACTCAGTTGTCATTTTAGTTTGGGGTTTTGTTCCACCAGCTATTGCCCCTCTAGGATCAGGAATTGTCATTTCATATTGAGGTACTAGTCTAGTTTTTGTTCCAGTAAACTGCAACTCGTCT